TTGCAGCTGTCGTCGACCAGCAGGACGCGCTTACCTTGTGTAACGCGATTGCCGCTCCGGCCGTACACTAAGCCGCCAGCGTAAGCTTCAGGCATGGAAAGCGGCATCTGTAGGTGAGTTGCGATGATCGTGGCCGGGATCATGCCCGAGCGCGGGATGCCGACGATGCAATCGAAGGCGGTGCGGTCGATTCGGTGAAGGTTCGCCGCGATGGCCGCGTTCAGGTCGGCGAGGGAGCGGACGCTTAGCATAGGGCGAGCACCGTGCACCACAGCCAATGGCTCTGAGGCTCACCCGCGACAGCGAACGCGTAGCTGATAAGCAGGCAAAGCGGGATCCATGCGATCGCGAAGAGCGCAAGACCAGCGCGCTTCACGGCTTCCTCCCCCGCAATCCCATGTTCACCGCCCGGTGCTTCTTCGCGCCGCGCGGCTGCGCGACCTCTTCCAGATCGGCCAGGCCCGCCTTCTCAAAACACTCCCGCATGTAGCGCGGCGTCAGGATCGCGCGGTGCATCCAATGCGTGCCCGAACCTTTTCGGTTGTAATTCATCAGCCGTCCGGTGCCCCACAGGAACGGCTCGTCGCGGTGGAGATCGCGGCGCCATTTGCCGGGACGCGGACCCTCGCCGCCGTCCTCCCACTCGATCAGCTGGCGCATCATTCGCGCGCCGTCGACAGTGTGAACCTCGAGCACTCCGCCGGGCTTCAGGATGCGCGCCCATTCGGCAATGACGCCCTCGATCTCGTACCACTCGACATGCTCGATGCAGTGCGAGGAATAGACCTCATCGAAGGTGGCGTCGGGGAATGGGGGCTTGCGGGCGTCGCCGATGTGATCAGTTGCCGGCGTCGCGATGACGTTCAGCGTCTCGAAGCCGGACAGGCGCACATGGCCCGGCCCAATCTCCAGCCGCCTCACTTCTTGGCTTTCGGTCTCGCTCGCCGTTTCCTGCGCCGCCTGACGGTCGTCGCCTTCGGCTTGGGTTGTTCTTCGGGCTCTTCCGCTACGTGCGGCATGCTTCCGCCAGGATGGCCGTCTCCGTCGCGATCGAACCGCGCGAACTCTTCGGCAATCTCCGGTGATGGCGCCGGCACCTTGGCGTCGAGCTCGGTGATGTCGAGAAAGGCGAACCGGCGCGCGCGGGCCACATCGGCAAGGTCGACCGTCCGTTCCTCGCCGGCAGGGACATAGACCTTACCGCCGTCGAGCGTCGCGAGGCCCTGCGCGTGCGTGCTGTTGTTCTTGATCCGGTACGCCACCGGGCCCTCGCTCAGCTACCGGATGCGGACGTGATCTCGTCGATGTACGCCATCGCGCCCGGCAGGCGGATCTCGGTGCCGCCAGTACGGGCAATGACGCCCTGCTGATAGTGCATCAGCCCGACACGGTGCACCGGAAGCACCCGGCGAGGCATCGGCAGATGGAATTTCAGCACTTCCGGCGCTTTCCGGTAGACGATCATGCGGCCGCCGCCGTCGGGTGAAGCCGTGGCAAGCGCCCGCAGCGGCGCGATGTCGAGGGGCTGGCCGGTCTCGGCGGTATAGATGTTGTTCTTCCGCATGTAATCGAGCGCCGACATCGTACCGCCGGAGTCGGTCAGGCGGCGCGTCGCAGCGAGGCGGAAGGCCTGCGGCGGCAGGCGCACCGTGTCGGCCTGCTCGACCTCGTTGGAATTGGCGCGAACCGCCTCCAGGCCGGCATTGACGTCGGCGACCATCTCGTCGGCGTCCTTGCCGTACCAAAAGGTCGAACCCGACACGACTGCGGCGTCTTCTGCCTGCACGTTCGGATCGTTGGCGAGGCCGGTGCTGTTGACCTCGGCCGAGCCCTCGATCGCGATGTTGTAAAGCAGGCGCTCAACGTCATCGGCAGCGCCCATCGCGTCGTCGTTCACGACGTTGATGTTGTAAAGCTGGCCCTGCTCGGTTTCCTCGAGGCTCCATTCCCAGCCGGCACCGATCATGAAGAAGTCATGGGTCAGGAGCGAGCGGGTCGTCTTTCCGAACGGGATGTCCTTCGCCTTGCCGCTGATGATCTTCGCCTGGCCGCTGTGGTCGGCAATGCGGAACTGCGTGCCGATCGACCAGGGGTTGCCCTCGGTGACGACGGGAACGCTGTCGGCGTAATTGTACGAGGGATAGCGGCGCTGGTAGATCGCCGTCTCGATGTTGCGCCCCTGCGCGGTGACGAAAGCGTAAGCGCTCTGCTCGTCAGAGATAAACTTGGGCATGGCGGTCATCTCTGAGGCTCCCTACAGACGACGGTTGCCGAGGGAGACTTCGACAATATCGCCGTCCCCTCCGCTGGTTTCGAAACGCGCTTCCGGGATGGCGATGTTCGAGCCACCGCTCGACGTGCCATACTTGCCGGTGGAGCTGTTCCAGTAGACGTCATCGCCGGCGGCGACAGTTGCGCCCGCCGTGACGAAGATCGAGCCCTGCGTCAGCAGTGCGGCCGCCATATACTGCGGATAGGCGTCGGGGTTCGACTCGCTGGCCGGAACCGCGCGGTTGAGGATCGCGATGCCGAGGAATGTGGCACCGGAAGCCAACAGGCGGCAGAGGTGATCGCCAGCCGGAGAAGTGTCCGCGCTGCGCGCGGCGGGCTGACCGAAACCGAGGCCTGCAGCCGTCTCAACCGTGCGGCTGATCGAGTTGAAGGTTTCCTCGTTCGCGATCGCGCCGGGCACGCCGATGGCGGGATTCTCGGAATAAGTGGTCTGAGCAACGGCCATTTCGATCTTCCCCTACGCGGTCTGCAGGTGCTTCGGCTGCGACGCCTTGGCGAGATCATCGATCATCGCCTGATAGGCATCGTGAACCTTGGCATCTTCGGTCTTGACGGTGACGCTATCCTTGATCGCGTCGCGCACCGGATCGCGAGTTTCGACCTTCGCGTCCTTGGTCAGAACAGCGAACGCAGCGGCGATCTGCTTGGCGTCGTAATCATTGGCCGCATCGCCCATCTTGGCGTCGACCACGGCCTTCATGATGGCGTCGGCATCGGCGTCCTCGGCGAACTCCACATCGAGCGCCTTGGCCTTGTCGCAGACGAGCGAGTAGGCCTTGGCCTGATCGCGCAGCTGAGCGGGAGTGACCTTGGCGTCCTCGACCGCCTGCTTCAGCGTGACGATCTCGGCATCGCGAGCTGCGATTGTCGTATTCGCCTCGGCGAGAGAAGCTTCTGCCGTGCCCTTTGCTGTGTTCGCGTCTTTCAGCTGGCCCTGCAGCTTCGTGATCGCCGCCTCGGCTGCGTCAGTGACTTCGAGGGGCAGGCCATCGAAGGTGATCGTCTTGGTCGCCACGTGGCTTCCTCCTGAATTGGACGTCTCACGACGTGCAGGTGCATTTGTATTGTCGTTCTGATTGGCGTTGTAGGTTCGTTCGTCGAGCAGCAGTTCGAATGCGTCGGCGGGGAGCGATGTGCAGCGGGCGGCGTCGGCGATCCGACACTCTGGGCCGGCGCGTCCACGGTCGACGATCGCCACATGATTGCCGCGGATCGACGCCTGGCGGACGGGGCATCGTGTTCCGTCAGGCGCCGAATAGTCGCCGAACTCCAGCTCGGCCGCATAGCCGTTGCTGAGCTCGCGCTTGCCGCCCTCGACCGCCTTGATCGCGTCGGCATCGGTCAGCAGCAGATCGAAAGCGAGATGTTCACCGTCCTTGAGCGCGCCCATGACGACGCCGCGGGCATGATCGCGCCAATTGTCGGCGCTCACCGCCTCGGTCGGATGGTTGTCGGTGACGGGCTTGCCGATGAAGCTGTGGACCGCCTTCTTGTCGAATACGGTGGCTTCGTCGCGGAGAACGTTCACTAGATCCTGATCGCGGAGGCCGTGCTTGTTCTCGGGATCGACCTCGAGGCCGGTGTATTGGTAGACGCCTGTCCTCGCCGCTTTGGCGCGGACAACCATGTACCCGTCGGCGGTCTTGCGCGGCGCGTCGAGGGACAGCTTGTCGAAGAACATGCGCCCGAAATTACGGGCGGCGGCTTTCAGGTTGTAGGTTCGTCAGCGCTCGGTACTCGCCGGGAGGAGGAAAGCGGCGGTCCCCATCCCGGCTAAAGGACATTCGCTCACCGAACAGATCTCATTCGGTTTGCCTATCCTTGGCGAAGCGCGCACCAACGCCTGTCACGCGATGCCCAGCCGCCGAGCCGGGCATCCGTCTCTCGCCTACTCGAACACTACCACGCCCTGAGCCGTACATCCACAGTAAGGTGGCACCCCAGGCATGTCGTCGGCCGGGATTTCGGACCCTTCCCACGGATAGATTTGCCCGTCGCGCGCCTTGTGCCACGAGCGCGGGTGAGTTTTGCCCGAATGCCGCCACTTGAACGAGGTCAGACCGGCCTGCTGCTGCCGCGCCTGGTTGAGCCGCGAGCCGAGCTTCACCGTCTGATCGGCAGCGATGCGCCGCGCCCTCGCCCGCGCCAATCCGGTCGCTTCGGTGATCTCCTTAGCAATCTCGCGCGCCGGCGCTCGGCGCTGGAACCCGCTGAACACCGAGTTGACGATGCGGCGGCGTGTCTCTTCGGCGACATCGCGGATCAAGGCTGCGTTCCACTCGATCGAAGATTGCACCGTCTCCTCCACATCGCCCGGTGTCAGAATCGTGCTCAAATCGATGCTGGCCGCCGAGAGGATGTTGCGCACCCATTTGCCGCGCTGCACCTGCTCGACGCGCAAGGCCCATTGGCGAAGGTCCGGCGTCAGCAGCAGCACAAGGCGGCGGATGGCGTCGGAAATGTCGTCTATCGTGCCGCTGGTGCTCGCCGCGGAATCCGTTTGCAGCTCGCTAAGCGTGCGCTCATATTCCGCCATGATTTGCGGGGCGGCCTCGCGCCAGGCGGTGACAACTCGCAGGTAGAGGAGCGCGAGATCATCGGCTTGGGCCTGCGTCGGTGCGATGTTCGCGAGCGTGATTGGCCTCCGCGATGGGCGGCGGATTCGGGAGGCGAGATCGAATTTAAGCACGGCGCATCATCGTGATTTGCCCGCCAGTCCACGGGTCGCGTTTCGAGGCGATTTCCACGGCGCGCTTAGCCGACAATCCCGCCTCCATCGCCCCGATCGCGAATTGGCTTCCGCTGCCCACCGCCGCCGGAGTGTCGACCTCACAGCCTTCAAGTGTGTCGCCGTAGTAGAGAATGCGACCGTCCGGCATGAGGCGAAGGGCAGAGAAGTCCACGACCTTGGGTGCCTTGCCGCCATTCTCCAGCCATTCGCGAAAGGCTTCTCTGTCCACGTGGCCGCCGGATGTGCCGATGATCGATCCGTCGCTGAGCCGGCTCAACTTCTTCCTTTTGGTGCAGTGGATGACTTCGTAGGCCGATGACGCGCCGTCCGCCGCCATCGATTTACCGTCGCAGGCAATCGTGGTCATGCCTTAGGCCGCGATAGCGTTCAGATGGCCGTAACCGAAGGGCGACTCTCCGTGCTGGTGCGCGCCAAGGTCCGGCGCGGCAATCTCGACGATGCCCGGCACTGCCTGACCGGCCTGGAAGCCCTTGCTCGAGCTGGCCAGCTGCCACGAGCCCTTGCCCGTCGCCGCATCCCATTTGTTGGCCGCCCAGGTTGGCGTGCCGACGATGTTGCCCGACTGCCGCACGCGAGATCCGAGCACACTGCCGTTCTTCGACATGCAGCACCGGACCTCGGTGTCATTCGCCGCATCTGGCGCGTCGATCGACTTCGCCGTGCCGGGGCAGGCATCGAGCAGGTTGCTGACGTGCCAGTTGAGCAGAGCGTCGTCCGCACCTTCCTCGTTGACCAGCCCCTTGAAGCCAAGCAGCGTGACGTTGACGACGAACACATGGCCGCCGCCCCAATCGCCTGCGGTCGTCCCACTGGTGCGGCGCCATTTGAGGAAATATCCGAGGTTCTTGTTCACAGTTCCCGTGCGGCTCGAGATGCCGACGCAGCGGACGATATACACGGGCCCAATGTTGACCGGCGCGAGGCCGATCGCGTGATTGACCTCCTCGAAAGCGCAATCGATGATGCGGATGTTCTCGGCGCGGCCCTCTATCTCCAGGCCGTCGTCCCAGCAGAACCGGATCAGGCAGCGGAGGAAGTCGGTGTCCGCGTAGGGGAAGCCCGCATTCGAGAAATTGTTGGTCTCGCCAGCGCCGTCGTTAAAGCGGATTGCGGTCGTGCCCTCGAACGTCGTGGATTCGAAGATGTAGCCGCCCTTGCCGTTTTTGAACGTGATGCCCTGCGTGCCGCTCGGATGCTTGTTCGAAGTGCTGCCGCACTGATATTCGTCCCAGCTGTTCGAACCCATGCGCGGGGCGTGTATCCAGCACCCGATTGCGGAGACGTTCATCAGCTTCGACGACGCCGAGAAGAGCGCGGACTGCAGATTGTCGGCGAACTTGCAGCCCGTCGAGCTCGAACCCCAATCGGTGAACTCGCAATCGAGATAATGGATTTCGGCGATGTCGTCGCTGTTCGCCGACGTCGTGGAACCCATGAGCACGCAGTGCTTCAGCGCGGACTTGAAGATGAGGCCCTTGAAGATGACGTGCTTCACGCCGGCGCCCAGCTGCGCGCAGTAGTCACGCGCCCGGCCAGCGTCGATGACGGCCTTTGGCTTGCCCGCCTCGCCGGTATAGACCGCATAGGCGTCGGGTGTTCCGCCGACCGGCTTCAGCACCGTATTCGTGCTCGCCGGCAGCGCCGTGACCTTGCCCTGCGGCAAATAGGCCGGATGCAGACGGGTCCGCACGGCCATTTCAACCGTCTTCGAGCCGTCGTCATGCTCGAACCGGACGAGATATTCCTTGTAGTGCGAGCCTGATCCGCAGAGCAGCGAGCCGCGATATTCCTTCGAGCGCGGATCGTAGGGCAGAGGCGTTCCACGCTTCCACTGTGCCTGATCCTTGGCGCGATATTCGACCTTGCACATGCCCGATGTCGACGGAGCGGCGGCGACGAGATGGAGACTGACGTTCTCGCATGTCGCGGTCCAGGCGAGCGCCAAGGCGGCGATCGCGCTGAACGCGCCTGTGGGCGTTGGCGGAGGTGGCGGCGGGGGAGGTGGAAGCGGCACAAGCGCCGCATAATCCGCAACCGCCTGCTGGATCGTCGCCGCGGCCGTATCGCAGCCGGTGATCTTGGTCGTCAGGTGCGTCGTCGCAAAAAGGTCGGCGCCCATTTTCGTGAGCGTCGACACGGCCGCGTCGAATTGATCCTTGGCGACGGTCATGATGCGGGCGCCTTCTGCGTTGTCTTCTTCGGGGCACGCTTCGCAGGCTGCTGGGGCAGCGGCTGACCGGTGGGATCGGTTGCGACCAGGGCAAGCTCGGCCGGATCAGGTTGGTTCTCAGGGTCGAGCGGATCGTCGCCGGCCGCCTCAGCTTCCTCGAACGCCGCCTCCGATCCCGGCCAGCGACCGCTCTCGATGATGCTGTTCTTCGCCATTGCGGCGAGCGCGGTATCGGGCAGGATGCCGGTGTCTCCGTAGAGTTTGACCGTCTCGGCGCGCTTCTTCTCGATTTCGGCCGCGTCCTTCTCGTCCATCTGCGACAAGGGTGCGAACTCATAGTAGACGTCGCTGGGCTTCGACCCGAGCGCGGAGCGGATCAGCAATTCGTCGATGCGGTCGAGGGCGGGGCAAAGCAGCTCATTCTGCCGGGCGCGCACCATCGAATGATAGTCGCGCTCCTCCCCATCGCCGTTCGACTGCAGGCCCTTTGGCGACACGCCGAGCAGGCGGGTCAGCGGAATATCGGCGGCGCCGGCGACCGCGTTGAGGAACGCCGTCATGATGTCGGGCATGCCGGTCCAGGTGATCTGCCGCTGTTCCCATTCCTCGAGCGCGTCTATGATCAGCATTCGCCACGTCGATTTGCCGGCATTGGCTGCGGCCAGACGGCGGCCCAGCTTCGCCTCGTACTCCGCCGTCGCGGCCATCGCCGTCAGGTCCGGCACCTTGAGGATGTCGATCTTGGCCTGGTCGATCAGCGATGCGAATCCGTCCTGCGCCATCGTCGCGTTCTTCACCGCCGAGCCGACCGACTGCATGATCGGATCGCCCCAAAACCACGACGCATTGACGATCATCGAGCCTTCGGGAACGCGCTGGCCAATGAACGCGACGACCCGCGACGGGTGCAGCCTGATTTGCCGATTGTCCGACGTGGTGAGTGCGAAGAACTCGGGATGTCCGAACCACGGATCGGCCGGATCGAGCCGCTGGGCTCCGATTTCGCTCAGCTGGTGGCGGCTCATGACGTGGACGTAGGTGAGACCGCCCTGCTTTACGGTCTCGGGATTGAGTTCCTTCGACGGATCGGAATCCTTTGTGCCCAACAGCAGCGCTCCGCCGCCGAACAGCCGCGCCAGCACCAGTGCGCGCTGGCACTTGGCTTTGAGCTGCAGGCGGCGTTCCTCGGCCTCGATCTTCTCGATGTCGGCACCTTCGGCCTGCCAGTCGCGCCATTCCCGCGTCATGTCGAACGGCGGGATGTCGATGATCTTGCGGACCAGCCAATCCTCGCGGTAACTCGCCTCCGCCTGCGCCGGATCCAGCGGAATGAAGGCGTAGCGATCGTACATGCGCTGATCGATCGACGTGCCGCGGCCGGACATGATGTTGGTGAGCCCGTCGACGAGGAACGGCACCACGTTGTTGCGCGTCGGGATGATCTCGCCGGCGCCGTCCATCAGGAAACCGGGCTTGGGCCGAACATTGACGATGCGGCCGCTCACAGCAGCAGCCCGCCCATTGCGAAGATGCTCAGGGCAGCACCGCCAAGTAGCATTCCGCCGCCGAGGTCGCCCGTGTCGATGCGTCCGGTGATGTTGAGCCGCGCCACTATGATCGAGCCGACCAGCAGCAGAACGCCGAGGATGAGGAGAGCGACAGCCATGCCGCCCGCGAAGATACGGTTAGCGGCTAGGGGGCTGTAGGTTCGCTGTCTGCCCGATCATCGGCCTCGGCCTCAGCCGCCGCCATAGCGACATAAACCTTCTTCGCCAGTGAAGCTGGCGTATCGATTTGCGCCCAATCCTCGATCACCTTCTCACCCGCCGAAAGCATGGCGGGACTGATCTCG